AACTGGACTTTATCATTATGGACAGTCATACGCACTGTGCAGGTACACAACTACTGCTCGAGCATAAGATATACACTACGCAACTTGATCACTGTACACTTGTGTTTGAGAGCGAACGAGACGCAGTGTTCAGTTTGCTTGTGTTGAACTCACCTCTATACACTTGTTGTCTGCGTGGAACTACAGACGGGTCATACAGTGCGAGATACAGTAACTACAGTTAATACAATACTCAGCCAAGAGGTCAAAATGTGCTTACCGATCTTTGCTACCGCTGTGCTTCGCACGTTCTTAAAAAACCGCGTACCGCTCTGCGGCTATAATCTGGCGCTTTACCGCTTCGCGGGATAACTACAGTACGATGAAACAAGATGTTCAAATATGGTTATTACTTGCTATGGTACTTGTGGTACTTGCAGTACAAGGTTGTTCGCAACCACCTATGGTGACCATTGATGAAGCCATCAACAACAACGATGCTACAAGTGTTCCTACACAGCAAGAACCAGACACAAGTGGACCCACAGACTGGGAAGCAATAGGACGCACACTGGGTTGTGTGTTTGCTCCAGAGACCTGCAAATAGTTTAGATCAAATACACCAAAAAGAAGCCTTTTAATACACTAATCCCACATGGCCTTTTAAATACAACTGTAAACAGTGTTCGAGAGCACGTCTTAGTGAAGTAACAAAGACCCTTTTAAAACATGTGAGGTCAACAGGTAAGAAGCTCAACTGCGTACACAAGATCATAAATACTTCTTAAAAAAGGGGATTTATGGCAGGAATAAAACAACGTGGGATCTCAAGTATTCATATACCTAAGACCTACAAGGGCAAACTCGTTAAGCCTTGTCGTTACGTACCAAGTAACGGAGGTGGAGGGTTTATGACTGGCACTGTGATTGAAACAGGGGAACTTGTTTGGGAACAGGGCAAAGACAGACCTACGCCTTGGCGTTCTATCGGTTAGTGTGTAAACTCAAGCCAAGTAGTTACGCAGTACTTGTCTCCACTCAGTGGGGGATTACCTCTGTGGGTGTGCGTATAACCTGCGGGGCAAAACATAACTCGCCCAGCTCGGGCATCAATCCTACGGCTCTGATATAAGAATTCAGTTTCACCTCCTTGTTCAACGGTGTTTAAGTAAACCATTGCAAGTATGGCACGCTGTCCTGTGTCTCTACTTGCATGTTCACAGTGCCATACGTGATATCCTTCACTGGGACGAGTATGCTGTATTTTAATGCTGTGACTCAACTGTATGGGATTAACGTTTTCAAATATACCAAACTCACTGACATAATCATCTACACATCTGTGTATGCAATCATAGTAGGGTTGTAGTAGTTTATTCATGCTGAGGGCAAACGTACCAGTCTCCCCTTCGTCATAGAGCATGGCACCGTCTTTGTTCATTTTTGGTGCTGACTCATTTGCAGTTTGGCGATTCAGTATACGTGTACCTTGTTGTTGATTGTAATAATCAATCACAGTTTGACAGTATTCTGTATCAAGTTCGTTGTCCCATGTTTTAATAAAGTCTTGCATATGTGTATTTAAACTGCTACTATAATAGGTGTGTTAAACCTGGTTAAAACGCTGTTGCTCGTGTAAAAAGACTAAAGAGCTACAATGTACAGCGAATTGTACTAAGTCGACATTTAAGAGCCATATAGGGGTGATTTTCATAGTCTTAAGACGTCTTAAATACATGGCAATTTTTAGCCACGATAATTAATAAAGACTGTTTTTATAATTTCCAAACACTGTTAATACTAACACGCATGGGCCAATCTTGTGGTGGATTACCGGCATGCGGAATGCTTGAATCAAACATCACAGCACGATTGGGTTTGTACTCCACAACCTGTGAAGGATTGACTATGTCAACTTGATGTTCCCAGAAGCGAAGATCTCCGCTACTGCCAAAAGGCCACCATACAATACTCTTCAATCGTTCTGTGTCATCTGCGATCATATCGCAATCACGATGTGGGTATTGTTCACTTGCGGGTGTAGTACCATTCATTCTCAGTACTTCAAGTTGTTTAGGACCGTTGGGTAATAGTTCAAGTGCAAAGCAACTTGCTATGGTATTGCTTAATCCTTTTAAGGGGTCTTCCATCTCAGGATAGTTCTTGTGCCAAAGTACACAGTTGTAATAGTTCTCATACTCATCACCGTATGCACTTTTTACTCTACCATATTCCCATTGCTTACAGTTTGATATACTCTGTTGTATAGTTGTTAGTAGCCACTGAGGAAAGACATCATCTATTACTGTAACACTACTCACTGCCAAGGTTTCCAATGAACTGTCTTAGTTTAGTACTATCTGTATCTGCTCTTACTTTCTTAACTGCTTCACCTGCATCTGGCTCTGGTGGTTCCGATGTGTCAGTTGTTCTTTGTAAACCTTTTAGTACTGAACTGCCTGTGCTACTTGCATAGTTGTTTGTGTCTTCATCTTCATCACAATCTCTAATACGCAAACTGTCTATGTCAAACTCAAGATCAATCTTAGCACCTACTCCACTACTTGACCTTGTCTTCATTAACTGTATTTGATATCTACCACGTTCACGCATTGCTCTACTTGTAAAGATACCTATCACGTTATCAGCAGTTTGAATCTTACTCAAGCCACCACTGATGTGCGAGTGATCAAATTCTATTTCTTCTACTGCACCTCTGTTCAACTGTGCCGCAGTTACAAACACACAACCTAATTCCATTGCAAGGTTACGCAGTTCCTCACTCACAAACTTATCTTTAATAAACAAATCACTTGGCGATACTTTTCTACTCATAGGCATCATCAAGTCTAAGTAGTCAACTAACAGTACATCAATCTTACGTCCTGTTTTAATTTCATACTCTTTCAAATAACTTCTAATATCGTTTGCATTCTTACCACTTGGCATATACTTGACTTGGAATGCTCCAGCCTTCTTGCCAATCATCTTGACTTTCATTTCAACTCCATCAAGATCCTTAAATATTTCTTTTGTTGGAATGTCTGTAAACATACTGTCAACACGCATTGCTACCAATGCCTCACTCAACTCAAAAGTTAGATAACAAACGTTCATGCCGTTCAATGCCCAGTTCACACCTAAGTTTGCCAAGAACAAACTCTTACCTGCACCCGATCCACCTGCAAAGATATTCAGTTCACCTTTGTTAAAGCCACCGAATAGTTTTCTATCAAGTGTTGTCCAGCCTGTGCTTACTTGTCCATTGTTGTCTTTCAATCCCATAAGTCTACCTTTAGGATCTTCAAAGTAATTAATACCTAAGTCCTTTTGTAGTCCTACCTGTATTGCGTTCTTGACCTTGTCTTCTACAGGACCATACTCACCTTTTTCAAGTAGTTCAGCACTTTCAAGTATTGCTCTCTCAAGTCCTTTGTGTCTTGTAAACGTTTCAAACTCTTGCAGTAACCAATCATAGTGTTCTTCTCTAAGTCCTTCAGGAACCTTAAGATCAGTTTGACAGGTTGCATTAACCATTTCTTCTGTAGGCAATGCATTGTGTTCTGTAACATACGCATTCATAAACTCTGCCGCGTCTTGCAGTTTACGATCAAATAAACTATGGTCAAAGATAGTCTGACAACGCACAAACGATTGTGCATCGCTCAACATCATTTGCAGATATACCTTTTGTACATCATAACCATATTCTTTATTCATTCGCTAATCCTTTTTTTGTCTTATTATTATACCATATTTCTTCATCAAAGTCAATGTGTTTCTTCTCCAAAGCCAATACTGCTCCGATACAACTTCCTGGATCACCTGGATTGGTTGGTATCCAAAAGCCTCTCCAGTTCTTTCTAATCTTGTCCATTGCGCCTCTGTTCAAAGCACAACCTCCTGTTACAGCAAGATTGGTACTTGGGTTATTGTATTGTATGCTTGTAGTAAGTTTCATACACAGGTCTTCAAACACATGTTGTACACTTGCCGCAAGGTTGTCAATGTCCTTAATCTCAGGAGCATACCATCTTAATCCTCTATGGCAGTTCTCTTTAAATTTAATTTTACATAATGGATCATATGTTACTTCAAAGAAATCGTCATACAGTTTTTGCTTGTACTTGTATGGGTTACCTGACTTTGCTAACGTACTAATAACTGCTTCTTGCTTGTTAGGTGTATAACCTAAACGTTGTGTCATTGCACTATACCAAAGTCCTAAACTGTTAGGATAACTTTGACTACTAATTTTTGTTAATGTATCTCCATCACCTCTCCACATTGTTAGTGTTTCAAACTCTCCAATGCTGTCAATACATATTACGTTACCGTGATTCCAACCGCTTGTGTAATATCCATATGCCGCATGTGATAAGTGATGTGGTACATACTTAATAGGAACATCAATGTTCCACTGCTTCAAGTATGCTTTAATATTATTTTCTTTAAACAAGAAACCTTGTCCAGCCCATAACTGTCTAAGACTTTTTGTAAATGGATTCTCATACCATACAACTTGGTCTGGGTCACCAAAGTTCTTTCTTGCAACTTCAATTATAGTCCAATTGAAATGCGGATCATTATCTACGTTACTGAAGTCTTTGCTCAATGCCGCCCATAACAATTCTAACTTGTTCTCTGTCTTTCTGAACACAGCCAAACTTGCATCGTGGCTGTTTCCAACCATACCCCATATGATCATAGTTTTATCTCCAGGCATTCTCATTTGTAAATGAAAGGATCACGTTTCTTAAGTTCTTCAATCCGCTTTTTCATTCTACGCTTATCATTCCAATCACTAATCGGTTTAGTGATCTTATCCCACAATGTTTTTAACCAAACCATTTTTTGCTCCGTAGTTTAATTTTTAATTCGTTCTTTTCACTTGCTGACACAATTGAATACAATGTGTACATTTTGCCATATTCATTTACAGCATCATTCACATCGTTTATGTTGTTACCCCATTCGGGCATACTAACACTCCAGCCAAGTTCTATTGCTTGGTCTACAAGTTTAGCACCTGCTTCGTCTCTATCAGGCACAACTATCTTATTTGTATTTAAACTATTGAGGAGCATGGCCTGTTGATCTTTGATTTCGCTACCCAGTAATGCACAGCCTTCTACTGCTATTGCATCAAAAGGACCTTCTACAACAATAGTAAGCACACGAGTATAATGTTGTGCATCAATATTGAATACATATCCAGGTTGTTGATCACTTAGATATTTCGGATTACCATCTTTAACTTTACGTGCAGTGTATCCTACTATTTCATTTTTGTGATAGAACGGAATGATTAATCTATCTTTTAATTCAGGTGACCAATGAAAGTTATAATCTTCTAAGTATAAGTTTCTTGTTTGTAGATACTGTATGACTTCTAACGGTGTATCATTGTTAATAGGTTTAGCATCTTTAGGTAATTCTTTAATATCAAACTTAGGAAGTTTTATTTCAACGTTACTAATACCTACTTCAGCAATCTGTAAACATTGTAGTGCAAGTTTAGTTACTACATCATCGGGTGTGTTTAACCATTGAAACAGTTTACGCATTTTGTAACTTAACTGTCTGCCTGGAACCCAACTTGCTTTGAAGCCACAGTTGAAACAATGATAACTTATACCACCTTCGCCGTTATTGATTAGTCCGCCACGTTGTCTTTTGTCAGCATTGGTTCCGTTGTGTACACAACAAGGTGCATTGAAAGAAGTCCAACCACTTGGAGTAGTTTTCTTCTTAGTAGGTAGATGTAACTGTAGTGTCTCGAATACAATGCTCATAATACTATTATAGTATCATTTGCATCAGAAGTCAACTAATTTCGGACTAATACTTTATCAATTGTTCCAGAATTTGTTGTTGTATATTTGGTTCTCAAATATGAAAACACACCATTAAAATTAACTGGAGTAGGGTCAGTTGGATTTTCTAAATTTACAGTTGTAATGTCTACCCAATTAGTTGGATTTTGGTTTTCCAAACTACCTTGAATAGTTACTGTACCTATAAAGTCAGTTGAGTATATTGCCGCAGTATGTAATGCTTCGTTACCATTACGTGCCGCTTCTGCTGTGATCTGTTCGCTCTTATATTCAACAGGATCAGTGTTTTCTATCTCTGTGAAAGAACTAACGGAGTATGTGTCTTTCGGTCCAGGGAATGCTTCACCGTGCAACTCGATGGTACCAATCATCTCAAAGTGGGTGTTAGCATACGTAAGTACTTCACTGTTGTCACTGTCCTTAGTCAAGTAAATTGTATAAGTTAGTAACTGATCGTCTAAGTTTAATAAGTCGTTTGCAGTAATACTAACTTCAAACTGACCTTTATAGTTAGGCGTTGATGTTTCTTTAATTGTTCCTATTTTAGTAAGCACTTGTGTTTTAGCATGATCGAACGCTGTAAAGTGTGGCGTATACGTATTAAGTATGCTTATAGGCTTACTGTCGTTGTTTTTTATTTCAAAGGTCAACATGTTGTCGATACCTTTAAAAATTTTTAAGTTTTTCTGGTACACTTGTCTTAACTCCGTTGTTGTGCCCGTAGTCACATTTGCTACGAGAGTGGTTTTGGCATTGACTAAATATCTGGGTATAAGTTGCATATAACTATTTATAGGATATGATGTTAAGAAAAGACATAGAAGATAAATTTCCGTTTTTAAGTGTTGTTACATATGGTGGCAATGAGTACGTAGGTATCGTTTGTAATCAGGATAACTTTATTACAAGCATGTACGTTTACTCAGAGTTACAAGATGGACATCAACCAGTGTTCTTAGAGATGGGTGAAACATGGTGGTGGGAAAGTAACCGCATGATCCCTATCAACATCTTTTTGAGAAAAGAGATGGATAAGTTTAGATACGCATTGGTTAACATGAACAGTAAAGACGTAAAGATCGTTCACGGGCCAACTGTGAACTTAAAGAACCTTACACTCAAGAGAGTGAAAAGACGTTCTGTACAATTAGTAAAAAAGCCTAAATAATTACTTTTGGATTTGCTCACAGAGCAAGTTCATATGAACTACGATTGCTTGGGCATACGCCATTGCGTGTGCTTTCTTAAAGTAGTAGGAACCGTCTTCAGGTTTTACCCACACCTCTTGTAGTATCTGTTCCCAGCCATGGTCTTGTAGATGTCTCTTCGCTGGTCTTATGATCGCCAGCACTGCCGCTAACTGCGGTATCGTTGTTGGCTTTAGTTTGCTTAGGAGGTAACTGTGTTCTCCTACGTGAAATAATTGTTTGCTGAATTCTGGAGCGGTTAGTAAATCCCATAATGGTTCCTTCTTCATGAGTCTAATAAGATGTGCTTCATCTTGTACATCTTTATATATCGAAACGTTGAGGAAGTCTAATTTAAAATATCCTCGCTCTTCTGCAGTCTTGTGTTCGATTGTAGATAAGTTGTCCACAGGATTGTGTGGAACCTCAGTTGTGTATACACCTGTGTTATGTTTTTTGCCTGTGTCAAGTTTAGCGACACGATGCTTAATCTTATCAAGCACTACGTTTCTATCAGCAAAGTCTATATCAATATCAGGCATTTTATTTAGGCTCTTCCTTGTCCATGCACCATAGCATGAATACGGGTATTGCGTAACACACACATAGAAATATTATTCCGTATAGTATTACCATTTGGGTTTGTACAATGTTTGTATTGTACCATCTCCTGGAATGTAGTATCCTTCGATTTCTCTTTTAGTCACTCGCTTTTTCGATACTACTTTTTTCTTCTTCTTTTGTTTCTTTTGTTTCTGTTTCATTTGCTAAATTGTTTGGTTTAGTGATAGGCAAACCGCCTCTATCAAACCATCTATCATCTTGTGTAACAAACACATGACTCTTAAATCGATTACCGTCTGTACCTTTGACCATAGTCATTTTTTTATTAATGGTTCCTTTATAGGTAGTGTAGTCTCTTTGAACTAATCTATACTTGCCACTATTAGGGTCTCCATAGATTCTATCTACACTTTCTCCGTCAACACCAACATGGTTTGACACTATCATTTCATTATTGTTTTGTGTGTTCATAGTTATATTATACAGTTTTTCTTCGTCTTTGTCAATCATAAGTTAGCCTTTTGTGCTATTTCTTTTACCAATTCTACGTCTGTTGGACTACGTTTAAAACGTAATGCCCAATGCTGTGGATCCATTACAGCATATACAATCCCAAGTTGTTCATCATTAAATTTTGATAACATCTCTTTACCACTTGCACAATTCAATACAAGCCATGCACTAATCTTACCATCACGTAAATGTTGCGTTACTCTGTTAAGACTTGCATATCTAAAATAATCATTCCATTGTGCTTCTTGGTCATCTCCCCAATCCATCATAGTTTTGATTGAACGTTCTACTGCTGTTTCAACACCTTCTTTCTTTAAGATACCAATTGCGTATTTTTCATACAGTTCATCTCTACACCAATGATCAAGTTTGACTCCGCTTGTTACTACATAGTCAATATACTTCTCTGGGTATAACGGACGCACATTGTTTACAAATGATCCAAACTTTACAAATGCGTTATAGTATGATGACTTACAAAATTCTTCATAAGTCTTTTCTTTCTTAACGTTCTGACACAGTACATAGAATCTTGTAAATGCATAAAAGCCTAACTGTACACGTTTCTCGTTCTTTTGTAATGCTCTACGTTTTTGTTCGCACATATGCACCATAAGAGTTTTTTCTCTTGTGTATGCTGTATTGCAATATTGACATACGAACTTTTTATCTGACACGTTAGTAACCCCTTGCGTATCTTTTATTTGTATCGTAACCTGCTTCAAGAATTGCTTTTCCGATATCTTTGTAGTCATCTGTAGCCTCTAATACTTTCTGATATTTGCCTGCAAACTTTTTATCAATCCCTACACCTAACAATGGTGAAATGCGTTTCATTAGGAATTCATAATACATCATTGGCGTTGGGTGATAATCTAATGTAGGTTCCTCATCTAAGTTACCTAACTTTGCACCTTTGAACGATAAACGTTTATCATGCATCTGTACCATCCAGTTATATAAATCCTTTTCAATCCAATAACTGTTTTGTAAAATCTTTTTGTAAGGTGCCCAATACGGATCATGTAATAAATGTTCTCGCATGTCAGTACCAAATATAAAAACTACTCTTGCTTTAATAGTTCTTGCAAGTGCTACTGCGGCGTGTATAGAGTTAAACGAGTGCATCATATACGAACGTTCGTCCCACAACTTATTCATTACAAAGCCTTTAATCTGATCTGCTTGATTATCAACAAATATGTTGCCGCCCGGATACCAACTCTCAGGTAAGTCTGGATCACTCTTGTGATGATCAAATCTATGATAGTCAGTCCATTGTACAATAACTGTGTCCTCAGTTGTAAAGTCATGACGTAAACATGCTTCACTAAACCGTTCCATAATCTGTCTATTGCCAGCACCTCTGTTAGCCCAGTTGTAAAACTCAGCATAACTTTGTCCTAAGATATCTGCCCATGTAGGCCAGTGATATCTTGTTAGGCTACAACCAAATGTAAACAGTCTTCCGTTCTTTTTAATTATGCCCATTGAATTCCTCTATAAATTTTTCTATATCTTTCTTCTTATTCATACTAACTAACATTTGTATTTCATCTGCTTTCATGTTAGGAAATATCTTTTCAAGTTCTTTACCTGATTTATTAGTAGCACCTTTTTTCTTTTTGTAACCTATCCATTCATGATACTGAATAGACTTGTTTTCGTTTGCTGTCATGCAAAGTAGTTGCCACAATAGTTTCTGATGTTTTGCAATAGTAAAATAGTTCTTGTTATAATATTCATTAGTTTTGAATACTGAAAGTTCTTGTGCTTCACGTTTACCTTTAACTACACTACAATATCTATTAAGCAAAAAGAAACTAACAGACTTACGTTGTTCATCAGTAAGTTCGTCCCATACATCTTTTGCATTCATATCGATTGCACCAAGTATATCTTTTAAAGGTAATCTATCAGCCATTTAGTTTTGTCTCTATTGAATATGTCATACCTATTGTAACACGAAACGGAACCGTAGTCAAGTCCATAGTGTGCCAATAGTGTGCAGGAAATAGAACAGCATTTCCTCGTTTGTATTTTGTTCTTGTTAACTCTGTCTTGCCATCTTCTTCAAAGAAGATTGTATCACCGTCTGCATCATTAACATAGTAAACAAATGTCCATAGTCCGGGCTCGTTGTTGCTTACATCAGTGTGTGGGCCATAGTAAACGTTTTGTACTGTACCATTAAGTCTTGTACGTGTTACTTGATTAATCTCTGCATCTGGGATTGTATTAGGAATAATATCACGAGTCAATGCAGTGTGCAATAACTTTGTAAGTTCTTTGTGATCATCGAGTATGTTGCTTTGTGTACAGAACATAACATCAGTAAACAGTGCAGGAGTTTTATATTTGTCTCCGTCTTCGTGTTCTGGCGGTACACTTACAAACTGCCAATTAACATCTTTAGTTTGATCTTCAATATACTGTACAAGCCATTCTGGAAATGGATTCTCAATATCAAAAATATTTAATGGACTTACTTTCATCTTTTTAAAAACCTTTTTGCGGCATCAATTGGATTACGTAAGCCTTCATATGTTTTGTCAATAAAGCCAATATGATTTTCAAGTTTATTATCTAATGCTTCAACAGTTAATTGCAACTTGTCTACTTTTACACTTAACAACTCGATATCTTTTAAAAGTTTTTCTTCATTGCTTGGACTCATTTCCCTAACTCCTCTATAGTTTTTGTATCCTCAAAGTCTACGCCTGTGTCTGTGTAGATAGCCACTGCTGTAAATAATACTAAAATAAAAATTAATAATCGCATTACTTTCCTTTCTTTTTCATTCGGTTCATAAAACGTGAATAACTTCCTACGCCCATCATAAGACTGTTCATCTTTTTCAGTTCTTCTGAAGAAACCAAATGTGTTTTTAATTCGATCCGTTTGTCTGATAGTGGCACCAAGTGTAGCCACGGATCACCTGGCTCAACGTTTAGTTCACTGTTGAATGGTACCATCAAGTTAACAATAGTTGCGTGTTGATACTTGAACTCTGATATAGCAGGAACTGTCCAATACTCTATTGGATTAGTCATGTGCCATTGTGGACTTGTCCATAACCATTTAGTTCCGCTTGTGTCTCTTATCTGCCACGGACTCATTACTTTACCATGAAACATGTTTGGCTTGTGGTGTGCATAGTCTTGTGGGTCGTGTGGTATAACAGGACTGCCTTCTGGATACGTTTGGATCATTGCTTGATTAGGTTGATCAAATGTTTTAATTTTTAACTGCATCCAGGCAGGAAACATAACGCCTGTTGTTAATAATTCGTTTACGTGTGGGCAACGTTTTAGTGTAGCATTGTCTAAGCCTTGGTATGTCATGCTATCAAACTTACGTGTTGATGCCATCTTCTTCCACCAATCAGGCATTGTGTCTTTGGCAAGTTCGGGCTCATACGCATCATAGATAATACGTTGATCAGTAAAACAATCTAATGTTATTTTGCTTGGCTTATTAAAAATACTAAACATCTTGCCTCGTTATATGGTTGTTGTCTAACTGTTGTGGACGTTCTAACGCACAGTGCCAATTCATTCCCATTACAATTCTACGTTGTAATGATTTATTTGGTTGACTCTTATGGCTTAACCAGCCTGGAAAGAATACTACGTCACCCTGTTTGACTTCAACCTCTGTAAAGTAGTTATGAAGTTTTGATTGATTTTGAGCGAAACGTGGATAGCCTGCAAACAATGTTCTTTCTTTATTTTCAAATTCTAAGTTGCCACCATTCTCTGGTTGCTGTATATACACACTACAAACAAGATGACTATCACCGTGATCGTGTGTGTCTGTCCATGCACCTTCAAAGTGACTGTTGACCCAACTCTTTGTTATACCAAATGTGTTGTAGTTCAAGTCCCATGCTTCTAAAACTTTATTTGCTTGTCCTTTTAACCAACCGTTCAATAGTCTTGTTTCTTCCCATAAGTGTGGAGCATCAAGATGTCCTGTACTTGTAATACCACCATCTTGCTCTACTTCGCCTTGATCAACAATAGTGTCTAATAGTTTTGCACTACGTTCAGCAATAGGGGTTAAGTCTATTGGACAGTTAACTTTATATACTAACTGTGGTGATATTAAAATAGATTCCATTACGTATATCGCTTTCCATCGAATACACAAACGAAGTAGCAACCGTTGTCGCCTGCTTCTACTTTGTGAAATACTCCATCTTCAATTAAGACCATTTGTCCTTCTCTAATTTGAAAGCGGTTGTCATCTAATGTCATGTGTCCGTCGCCTTCAATAAACATATACACTTCTTCCTGACCATCATGTTTATGACCAGATGTTGCTTTGTTAGGTTTAAGTTTTGTACTACTAACAACTAAATTATTTAATTCTGTATTATCTCTTACAAGATATCTATCGTCTTCCTTTACTACCTTGCCATCAATATTTCTTATACTCATTACTGCTTGGTTCACTTGTCCACCACCATTAATATTTTTTGTTGTTTTTGAAGTGCATTTACTACTACATTTCCTTTTATGTTCTTAGTGACTTTTTCAGTCCACCAATCCTTACCTTCAATTATCAAATGTGCGTTACGACCATCCGGTAATGTTTTGATTGCTTCTCTTGTATCAATTAACAAGAATGCACTCTTCTTAAACAATGTATTAATATGTTGTAACACATTGTCAATCATTTCAGGCTCAATGTGTTCAAGTACATCTGTACACATTAGCAAGTCTGTTGCGAACTCAGGTATTTGATTATATTCAACCACACCTGGATCATAACCTTGCAGGTGGCATGTAGGATAACGTTTACCAATTTCTTTCATGACGTTTCCTTTACCACAACCATAGTCAGTTAAACTCTGAGGTGACCATTTATCAATCCATTCATTAAGTCCTTTGTACTTTCCAGCACTGCCAAAACTTGACTTGAGCTGGTGTAACTTTCTTAATTGGTTTTGATAATGCTTAGAGTACAACTTCATTCAGGAAAACCTCCAGGAGGTACCAAGTCAGGTGTGATACAATGTAGTGCTACGTATCCCGGATATAAATTATTTGCTGTAGCAATACCTTGCTCACAGTTTGCGAACTCGCCCACCTTAACAATATCCCATGGCATATACGCCACAGTCATCCAAACATACACTACAAATGCATTCATTAAAATAGTTCTCCATAGTCAATTGTTTCAATTTGTCTTGATACATCTTTAATAAAAAATGCACACAATGGATTAGGTCCGTCTTCAATTGGTACACTTAATAATTGTCCGTTCTTAGTTTTAGGTACATGCCATTTAACATCATTATAGAAGTTTGTAACTTTTAAACTTCCAAAGTCTGGCTTGTAACTCTTTAGTGGATTAAAAACAAATGCTTCAAATCCTCTGTCGTTAATACTTGTTAGTGGTAGAATCTCGAGATCGTTTCCAGTCTCGGAGTCTCCTACTGCAATATGCCAGTCAAGTGGCATACTAATTTCTTTACCATTAATCTCCATAACAATCGCCGGAGAACTAAAACTTTCTAAAAATATTAGAGGTATAAAAAAGAAATCCGGATTTTTTGGATCCGCATTATCTAATACACTGAATCTAATATCTTCTTCAATCTGTTCTGGCAGGTTGTTAAGTGAAAAGGCTTTATTATCTAATGTTAATATATTCATGTAGTTTCCTTTATTTTTGCCAATCTACTTTTTCAATCGTAAACGGATATTCTGCTTCTTTGTAAAACTTCTTACGTGATGTTAAATGTCTCTTTGCATATTTGCATGTGGACGTAATGTCCCATATCTGTACAAAGTCCTTGTCTTGTGCCTTTCGTATGCCTCTGCCAATTGATTGAATCACTCGGACAAAACTCTTGCCTGGCTCGAGTAGTATTAAATTAAAGATACGTGGTATGTTAATACCCACAGCCGCAACACCATATGTTGCAATAATAATTTTGTTCGTACCTTCTTTAATTTCATCGTATGCGTCTTTTCTATCTGCAAGTTTAACATCGCCTTTGACGAACACTGCCTCTGGAAGAAGACTTAATAATTTTTCACCTGCTGATATTCTATCAACAAGTATCAGTGTGTTACCTGATTCTGAAACTGTGCCTACTAACTTACCAATATATTCTAAACGACCTTCGTCTGTTGTTAGATATTTTAGTTCGCTTTGATAATCCCTGTGTACTTGTGTGTCAATCATTTGTAATACATTAACATGACACTTACTCAATACACCTTTGTCTTGTAATTCTTTTGCACTGATGTTACCAATGACAGGACCTAAACTTGCAAGAATACTTTGAAACTCAAATTGTTCCTTAGGTATTGTTCCTGTTAGTCCCCAACGTAACGGAGCATTCTTTAAATTTTGTGTTAGTAGTTTCTTAAGTACTTCTGCTTTTGCTTGGTGTACTTCGTCAATAATAATAGTTTTTACATCATCTAAAAACTCTGCAAGACTTAAAACACTTTGTCCATCTTTGTTACGTTTGTCAAGTATGTTTAAACTTTGCCAAGTACAAATAGTATGTGTTCTACCTAATTCTTTTCTATCACCAAAGTATACACCTACGTCTAATCCACAGTTAACATAGTCTTCTTCTGTTTGTGTAACAAGTGATTTGTTAGGAACAATAACTAACGTCCGACCAAGTTTCTCTGTAATGTGTGATAGACAAGCAGTAATAATAGTTTTACCTGCACCAGTTGCAACCTCTTGTAGTGCTTGTGGATTATCTAAGAAGTTGTTAATTGTTTCTACTTGATAGTCACGTAATACAATAGGTTCACCTTCTGCTGGATGTCCCTTAGGCCAACTCTTTGCCGCAAAATAGTTTTCATCGATCTTACTAAATTTTAAATTGTGTGTTTCTCTGTTGTCTGTAATTTCTGCAACTTCAACACCTTGTTCATTTAATACTTGCAGTACAACATCAAGATGATTAATGTAACCACTGCCGCCTAAGCCAAAGAATCCTACAGTTCCGTCCCAACGACCTAACTTGTATTGTGGCAAGTAACGTGCATACGGAACTTGAAACTTTAACTTATTCGCAATCTTTCTACGTACATCAACAGACAAGTTTTCAACTTTAAAGTTAACTTCATCGTGTATTACTATTCTACAACTGCTCATATAGTCTGCACTCCTGTTGTGTATGTTGTGTCACGGTGTCTTGTGTATGTTGATATCATACTGTCTTCTACTGTCCAAAATAATTTCAAATCAAATCTTTCTACGTACTCTCTTGCGTATGAGTGTGAACCTCTTGAGTCACCAAGTGATAGTACACATACTGGTTCCCAATTAGACTTTATAATAGGCTTTGTTATCTTCTTACGATTAGCAACGACAAGTCTTGTCTTACTGCTTATATTATTATTTAATCCCTTATCCCTGATGAATTGGTTAAATTCACCATTGGTCTTGTTGTCCAATCTAAACATAACGGATATTTCTTCGTTTGCTAAAAACCCGTTACATGCATTATAAATCATACTTAAATGATCAGATGCCACGTCAGGATCAATGAGCATAATACACGGAAACCTGTTTAGTTCATTTAACGATTCTAATACTTGATTCAATGTCCATTCTGTTGATCTAATAAACACTGAACTATTTTTTCTATCTAATAACTTGTGTGTCAACGTTGTAAGATCCTGGGGGAATGTAAAGTCTGGAAAACGATGTAGTCCGTACAAGTAACGTCTATCCCAAAGTTCAAGTAGTGACTCGTTAGGGTTATTATATCTTGCTGACAACTTTTCTGCTAAACTACTACTCATATTTTTAAATTCATTTTCATATATGCCTGGAATAATCTTATCTTTATTCATAGTAAATTCTACAAGTTCATTATAATATAATTGTACGTCTGTGTCAACATCAAACTGTTCTTTAAATTTATTTGCAATAGTTACAACTTTATAAACATTCTGTTCAGTTGCCAAAAAGTTGTGCGTATGTTTTTCATAGAAGTATTCATCTTTACTTAGATCATTATTTTTAAGATCGTTAAGGTGTTCAATAACTTGATTACTAAAAGGAAATCTAATGCTTACAAAGGTACCGTTTGAAGTTGGTGTAAACTTAACCCAATGACTTTTGTCTACATTTCTATAAGGCTCTCTAATTTGATCAACGTGTTTAGTGATATCAATACCTTGTTCTGTAAACTGTTCAGTGTAATACTCAAGCAGTAATTTCTTAACAAGTGCATGTTGCTTTTGTGTTAGTGCAGAACCTTTGAACACTTGATGTCCAATACTGTTTAATACTTTTGAGTTGTCAACATGTAATTGAAAGCATTTATCTTTCCAATGCTTACCCGGCAGGACTGTTAATCCTACAAGTGCTTCTAATAAATCTTCAATTTTGTAATCGTGGTTCATTTGTGATTCCTAAACTTATAATAGCATTATACAGTATTATAATTCAGAAGTCAAGTGTTTTATTGGGATTCCTTGAGATATTTCCGGCACACTCCATTCTGTGTATGCCAAATTGTTGAGCCACTGTGTTCTATCATGCAGTTTAGGATCGTTTATATTTTGTAAATCTTTTATACTAACGTCCCATGCAAGGCTACTTGGTCCAGTGTATACAGGTATGCCAGCCATCACTGCTTGAGTTGCAGGATTACTTGACCAATTTACTACAGCATATACATCATCAAACTCTAAATCAAAATCATCATATGTGCCTGGTATTTGTTTTGGTATTATGGTTCTAACGCCCGGAATGTTAATTTTACAACGTGGGTGTGGTCGGATAATTATTTCTTTGTCCGTATATGCTCGTATGTCGTTTACCATGTTACCTACCCATTGATTGATAGTAGGCATGTTAGTCCATTGTTCGCTTTTATCATGCTGAGTACAAATTACAATCTTACTGCCGTCAGTGTTCCATGGTTTAAGTTCAAGTCCAAACTGTGTAGCACGGTCAGAATTATTATTGCCTTTAGGAAATGTAGCATCTTTGTTAATACCATTAATGCCTACCTTCCATGTAGTGCCTCTAAACAATGCACCTACTTCAAGTACAATAACTTTTTTATTTTGTTTTATAAATGTGTCCCACACGTTTTTGTTTGCTGACATTCTACCATGCCATAGTACACTCCATATAACAGCAACATCGGCATTGATGTCATTGTACACAACTTCGTGTCCCAGATGTGCTACACCATTAGCAAATGCTTCAAAGACAGGCTTTGAATTTAATGCACCATTGTGTGTAAACAAACCAAACTTCACTTGGCATCTTTCCAGTATTCTTCTTTGCGTACTTTAAATAAATCTTGTAGTTTACTTTTACCTACATTTTTACGAGCACCTTTAAGATGATCAAAGTATGCACCAAGTTCTGTATTAATCAAAGGATGTCCTTCACCTTTAACAAGATGTCCACTTAGGTCTGTAATGTTAGGATGTTGTACTCTAATCTTCTTTAGTACTTCATCGAATACATAACTGTCGTGCCATTCTTCCATTGTAAAGATACCATTGTCAGCGTCTTCATACACACGTTCAAATTCTTTGAGAAAATCAATAGCACCTTGTTGATTAATATACAAACCATAAAATCCACACTCAGGCCATTTCTTGCCACGTCCTAAATACGCTAACCAGTTTTGTTCTGGAAAGAAACTTACAAGTTTGTCTTGTGTGATTGGACTATGACAAACAGTATCGCCGTCAATCCATATTACTAAATCGTATTGTGTTTGTGTACAAGCATCATACACTGCATACACTTTGTTTGCAAACCTAATAGCGTCCCACTTAAACTTCTTGTGCCAGTCGCGTGGTCGTCTTGCTTTAATATCTGGAGGACATATTCCGTTTGCTTTATCTACACTTCCCCATTTTTCTTTGAATGCATTTAATTTTGGTAATACTTGCTTTGCATCAACTATTTGAATTCTATCTGGTTGTGGATTGGTAGGTGTGCAATCTTCTGTGTAAACAACTAAATCAATCTGCTTGTCTACGTTTTGTGCAAACGTATCTATAAAACGTTGTCCGTATAACTCCAGACCTTCTTGATGGAATGTTGTTATTGCTAATACTTTCATTGTATATACTTCCTCATGTGTTTCCAGCAACTACCATCTTTAAGTTCTTCAAGTGTCCAATGACATTGTGCAAGTTTCTCAAGCCATGGTCCTCTATCAAATTCTTCTGGTTGTGATAGATATTTAAAATTGTAGTTAGCAACATCTTTTGCTTGACTACGTCCCGGGTCTGTTAAGAAAATAGGAACACCTTGAATAGCGGCAATGATAGTTGGACTACTATTATGTCCAACACATATTCTTGCTCCTTGTAAATCATCAAATATAGATTTACTATGACTAACGCTAACATTTAGATCTCGTATCTGTGGCTCATACGTATCTTTGTGCTTGTCACCTGGATGAAATCTTACAATAATAGGAGCATCTATATGTTCTCTAATACGTTCAACTGTTTGTCGTAACCATTGCAATACATTTTGTCCCTGCATACTCCAACCGTTATTACGTTGGCAACAAACTAAAATATGTCCACTGTTTTGTATTCTCCAAGGCTTAACTTCTATCTTTAATTGGTTTTTCATTTTCTGCCAACGCACTTTGTCAACATGTTCTGGGGCGTTACAGTACTCGCCTGTGTTGGCAAATATACCATCATAACTGTAGCGGAGATATGTGTTACTGTTGTTTTTATCAAATGCAAGAAACAAATTACTGTCAACAATAATACAACGCTTTCCACGTTTTAATTGATTGTCATAAACTTGTCTACGTAATTTTAAGTGTGGTGTTTGTTTACTGTTAGCATGTACAAAGCCTTGTATCACTGCAACGTCTGTGTCTATAGGATGATAAGAGTCGACAATTAATCCTCTATCTCCTACAAGATTTACACCTTGAATAAAATTTTTAAGTAGTGCTGGTTTTTCTGGATTTGAATTCCCAGGCGGAATTACTTTCATGTATGATGCAACTGTTAACACAGATTAAACTCCTCTACAATATCTAATGCCCTGCCGTTACGCAGTTCTGTTGTCGTGTAGTTACAATATGCTAACCAATTTTGCCACTGTAAAACTTTTTCTTCGTCTGGATAATAAGGACTTTCTACTTCAGCAATCGTCTTTGTACATAACTCATCAGCCGCACCTGGAGCAAGTGCTACCGCAGGAACTCCTGTACTAATTGCTTCGGTTGCCGCAATACTATTGTATGTTACAACACAATGTATATTGTCATTCACAAGTTGCATAGGTACACTAAAGTCACCTACACGTTCTCTACGTAACCCTTTATCTCTAATAATAATTTCTCTATCAGTATATTTTTTAATCTCTGATAATGTTTCTTCTACCCAAGTATCTCTATCAATGTTATAAAAGTTACAAGGCTTTGCTGATGGAGTAACAACAAGAATAGGGCCGTCAGCTCTGCGCCAACCTCTAAATCTAATACTACTCATTGACAGTGGTATCTGCTTAAATCTATCATCTGGAAGATCGTAGCGTGGCTTCATATGTTGCACGTTGTTCTTAACTACACGATGAAAATCTTTACGCTTATGTAGATTGCCCATATACCCTGTATCAATATAAAAATAATCACGGTTTTGTTTTTCTGCTACTTGTATAACCTTACGTTCAGTCATACCCCTAATAACAAGAGGAGTGTCTGAGGAATCGTTTAAAAGAACTTTATGTCCTGTGGGTTCTATAACAGAAAAAGATTCTGTTAGACATTTAACAATTTCATCAGTAGTATCTGTTACAAAACATTTTGGTCTTTTATTCAGCATCATATCTATTTCTTAATTTCCTTCGTTTACTTACGTAGTGGTAATATTGTTCTTTATTATAGTTATTGTAGTAACCTTTCTTTTCTAACTCGATACTGGCATCATCAAGTTTTGTAATCTTTTGTATGAATATCATTGTCCATTCATCATGAAATCCTAAAAGCCAAATGTCTTTGCCACGCTTGTTCAACATAAAATTTAAGCCTTCAATAGTTCCTTCAAGATAGTCTAAGCCAAATGGATTGTGTACAGAATACACAATAACAACGTCTTTAGTTCCGTCAAACTTTTCTATCTCTTGCGTAACTGTATCTAAAAAATCTTTATGGTCTGATTCTACAAATGATATTTTATCATTTACAAAAGTTGCTTTTGCGTATGGACATGGAGATAGATTATTAAACTGTTCACTCACATTTGATAACTGACCGAATGCCCAGTCTTTAATTTTTTCCTGTATCGTCATTTGTGTACATCATATCTGTTAGATATTTTTTCCAAACATCACCATAGTCGCAGTGTCTGTAATTTTCAAACCAAGGACCGCCTTCTGTGTAGTGTAATGCTCTTGGGGTTCCGTCTTCAGGTTCTTGGTACCAGTCAACAAGCCAGTTCCATTCGTGACTGATTTGTCCTACTTCTTCGTCCTTGAGCCAACTAAATCTGTGAAAGTATTTTCCATCGTAGTTAGGATTGTTTACACTGTCAATTGTTACTGCTTGATTACTTGGGTGTCCACAATTCCATAACACAACACTTGACCAGTTCTTACGTGGGTATTGTGTTTGTACTTGTCCGTCCATCTTTGTTCCAGGCTTGGGTGTATAATCGTGTTGGGCACACATAACAGCATACTTGTCGTCTGCAAGATCAAATAAGTTTTTTACATTTTCTGTAAACACAATGTCGCTATCAATAAACAATGCCCAGCCATTGTAATTCATTAAGTGTGGGATAAGGAAACGTGTAAATGTAAATTCTGTTGAAGCAAGTTTGTCTTCACCTCTCCAATACAACTTGTCATTCCTTAACTCGTTTTGCTTTAAAGGAATTACTTCTGCTGTTGGGCATAGTGATTCAATGCTGTGCTTACATACTTGGTAAGCAATGTCTTCTCTGGTATCGTATCCTACAAAAATTTTCATTCTTCTTTTCTTTCTATATCTTGTTCAATACAATGTTCGCCAAACTGTACCTCAAGTATATGGCAATATTCTTGTGTGTTGTTAATACCCTTGTGCCATACATTTTGATTTATCGTATAAGAACGATTTGTATCTACTGTTACTTTTTCGTCTCTGTTGTTATAGTTAGTCTGAATAACACAGGTACCTTTTAACACATACCAGTTTTCTGATCTATGTCTATGTCTTTGCATTGACAGACTCTTACCAGGCTCGATAACAAGTTCTTTAACTTTATAACCTGGTTTGTTGTCAAGTACTCTATACCAACCCCAACTACGAACTGTTTTAGGATTTTTATATTCTTCTAAAATCCAACTACTTGAATTTATTTTGTCTGTACCACCTACCCCATATGCAAATTCTATTTTGTCACCATATGTAGCATACTCGGGTACGTTGCCATCAACCCTATCGCCGCCGTTAGCAAATACATACTCACCTGTAGTAGTAGCCATTAGTTTGAATATTGCTCCACATGCTGTACCATCGCTGTCATCAAAACTTAATACGCTGTCAACACATTCAAGTTCGCTTATGATAGCAAGGCGTTCTGCAAATGGCATAAAGGGTTGACCTTTCTTTTCTGTCAACCACTCATCGCTGTTTAGTCCAACTACCAGTTTGTCACCAAGTTTCCTTGCCGCTTTAAAGTACGCTAAATGACCTGAGTGTAGTGGATCAAAGCCACCTGTAACTAATACATACTTCATAGTTGTATTTAATTTAGTGCCAGATAACTTTGTTTAATCGTGGTTGCTCAATAAGTAATTGCATGGACACTTTAAATTTATTTGTAAACAGCATCAGTAGAGTTACATTTTCAAAGCACAAAGACGTCAAAAAATTATTTGATAGAATTGTTGAAGATTACCAAAAGCAAACCAATAATACAAATATACAACATATTAATACTTGGCAGAGCAAGGATAACTTTCATACTAATAATGCGTTCAAACACATCAGCGAAAGTGAAGATGTTAAGACATTTGTTAAAGAGATTTCTGAGAAGTTTGAAGTTAAACAAGGACAACACATTGCTATTACCAGAGCATACGTTCAAACAGTAATGCCGGGCGGGTGCCTAACTAAGACTAAAAAGACAGATAGTTTCTATTCAGGCATGTACTTTGTAACCAGTGATCCAAAAAGTGGTGGACTTGTAGTAGACAATCCTGTAAGCGAATACTACTTTAGTAAAATTCCAGTAGAGAATAAAAATGCATATAACAGTTGGCAAACATTCTTGCCAATGCCAGAAGGAGAAATGTATTTTATTCCAGGCTATCTTGACCTAAGTACAACTCCTAATATAAGCGAGAAGCCGTTAGACATTATTACTTTCGATCTCGAAATAATCAAAAAATGACCGACGAACAAGTATTAGAACTAATCAAGAACTCAAATCAAAATAAGTTCAGTAATGTTCTATTGCTACCGTTAGGAGATTCTACATTAGATACACATATAGAACAATGGTTATTGGAACGTGTAAACGTGGTTAAAATGCCTGTATATACCCCTGAATCATTAGAGTATGCTGTTGCTCGTGTAGACTATGCTTTGTGTACTGTAGACGCTTTAAAATGCGTCTTAGACGCCAGTATACCTATGTTTATCAACATACATACTAATGAGATTGACATAGTAAATAAGGATAACAGATTTGTATTTGATCCGTTTAGAAATGAACCAAAAGTAGAAATTGATTATACAAGTGTGTTAGAATTAGCAACCAAATGTCTAAAAAATGATTTAGATAAACATTGGATACCATACTATGAAGTGTAGTGCATTTTGGAACCATACTAATATACGAAGTGGCAATAGAGTCTATCCCTGTTGTCGATTCAAACGCTCTATTGATACATTTGATGGAGATGTTGATAACGTATTACACAGCGATGCATACAAGGACTTACGTGAGCAAAGTGCCAAAGGCGAGTTTATCAAAGGTTGTGAAAAGTGTTTCTATGAAGAAAAGATAGGACACAAAAGTTTACGTGAGGAGTTCAACGAGAAATACACAATGGACAAAGTTGAACTAAAGTTTCTTGAAATTGGTTTTGATAACTTGTGTAATTTAACTTGTGATGGTTGTAATTCAGAATTCAGTACAAGTTGGATTGTAAAAGAAAAAGAAATTTATGGTGCACCGAAACACAAGTTGATGGAAATTGATGAGGTTACAAATGTACCAGAGGCACTTGAAAAGATATTGTTTCTTGGAGGCGAACCGTTAATTACTAACAGACATTTGAAACTGTTACGTCAAGTAAAAAACAAAAACAAAGTTGAAGTCATATACAATACTAACGGAACGTTTATACCCAACGATGAAGTTGTTGAAGAACTACAGCATTATAAGAAAGTAACTTTTATATTAAGTATTGACGGTATAGGTGAACTTGGAGAACGTGTACGTAGCGGAACTAAATGGCCTGATGTAGTTAAGTTTATTGACTGGGTGTACAATAACATGTACGTATTAGAATTTAATTCTGTACTACACAAAAACAATCACATGGGGCTAAAGGACTTACACGACTTCTGTACAAGATTCGAAGCACGTTGGTATATTAACGTGTTAACATATCCATTTGATTTAGACATTAAAGAACTTGATTTAAACGCAAAGAATCAAATTATTAATAATGCAAAAGAATTAAATTTACCTAATAAAGATTTTATTATTAATCATTTACAAAAGAATTAATCTTGTGTAGCAATTCAACTGGTTGCTTTTCTTTAAACAATCGTAGATAATGTTCTCTGTTGTAATCAAGAACAGGAGTTAAACTATTATACAAGTCACGTACTTCGTGAATGTTTAATTCATTTAATTTTTTAACTTGTTCCATTGCACTGTCTAATCTAAGAGATGCGTCTTTAATACTATCATAACGTTCGTCAATAATTTCATTAAACGTCATAAAACCCATATCACGTAATAATTTAAGTGTATCTTTAAGACCAACAATAATAAACGGATGTTTGTATAAAAAACATTTTAGAACTTTTTCTGTAAATGCTTGTCTATCCTGATCGTAAAAATCACCTTCAGTAATAATACTAAAATAACTTTCACTGTAATATGTGTCTGCACTTGGTAAACTTCTTGACATTGATTTGTATGTAACTTCATTTAAATCTAATTCAATAGGCAAGTTTTCTTTTAATGTTTGTACAACGCTATCTTGAAGTTGTACATTGTGTAAACTAACATCAAGGTATTTTCTATGTTCTTGTTGTTGTAAATTTCCTTCGAGTACATGTTTGTAGTTGCCAAGTGGACAACTTAAAAATGTGTGATCTGCAATACCATTTTGTAACAAATAGTTTGTAACTAATAGCCTATGCAACCGTTCTTGTCTGTTTAAACATAAAAACTTTTTCTTACGTAAATTACTATTGCCATTCCAGTCTTTGTTAAGATGATTACGTATGTCAATGCCGTCATACCTATCTAAGTGTACTTGTACATTAAAGTAAATTTTATTAGGTGTGTTTAACAACTTATTGTTTGTTAATATTACCCAATCTATAATATACGGATTATCTAATACTGTTTGTTTTACTAATGCAAGAAATGCATCGTCTGTAAGTCCTTCGTATGAGTCATCTATAACAAGAAAGGTTGGTATTTTATACGTTTTAAAAAAGTTAGTAAATGTTTCAAATGTGTAATCATTGTCTCCTACATATTCAAAGAATACTACAAGTTTATCTTGGTCCTCGAGTACTTTATCATTATGTCCTTCAAAATCAATAATACCCTTGAAGTTCTCAATAAACGTACCGAGACTTCTGGAGTTACTGTCCATAGTAATTAAAGGTATTTTTTTCATATCAATTTTACATTCTTAACCACTGCTTCGTCTTGTGGTTTTAGTTTTGGATTAGCAGGACACATTGCACAAATACTATGTGGCTTGAAAATATTTTTGACAAATTCTTCAAGTTCACTTTCTTGTACATCAATGTTAAGTCCTTGGTAATCTACATATGGTTTCCAATCAACATCATCAAGTTGTTGTGCTTTGCCTAAGTATGTACGTACCATACTAATAGGCGGACACTTGTATAACTGTCCTTTGTATATTATAGGATATATGTTTACACCACATGCTTTATAACTTGCTTCAGGGTCTTTGTCAGTCCATGGTTTTAGTTTGCCGTTGATTGTTTGCCTATAATCATACCAGCCACCTACTGTAGGATCAGTAACTTCTACTTCAACATCGTCTTGCTTGTGTGCAATATTACTAACCATACTCCAGTTGCCTTTGCTGTAAAAAGCATTCCATAAATTAGTTTCAATAAGTTCTCTAACCTTAGGATTTTTATTATGTAAACTACAACTAATTTTTGCTCTGCCTATTTTCTTAAGGACCTTTAGTATATCCGGACGCTTGGGTAACAAGAATCCGTTAGTATAAACTTCAATGACTGCATGATCAAATATGCGTCTTGCTTCTTTTAGTATATCGTATATGCGTGGATGTAATAACGGTTCACCACCAATGATAGTAACATGGTCCGGGTCAAGACGTTTGCCCCATGCTTCCATATTACTAACAATGTTATCAAATGATTCTACAAAAGGTAAGTTGTGATCAATGAACCTATCGCAACCTGGACATGCCAGATCACAACTTGTCGTGATCATGTATTCAAGATTTGGTATATGATAACCGCGTTTACTCAAAGTAACTTTCCAATGTGCCTTTACGTTTCGTATCTAAAGTAACACAATGGAAACCACCACTCAATGTACGTGCTTGACGCATTGGTAATGCTATTGATTCAATTCCCCATTTATCTAATTCTTTACGCAATGGTTCTTGATTCTCGTCACAAATTACAAGTTTCTCATTAACACTCATAAAGTTCAGACCAATATACTTACTGCATGGCGAAACGTTGTTCGGCAAGTTAGTACCAATATCATGTACCTTATCACCTGGGAAGAAAATCTTATCCCAGTCTTTAAAGATAGGTGGGTACCAGTCTTTGTTAATTCTATCTCCGTTAAACAACACAAGTCCAGGACGTAAAGGAATTACAGTACTGTCAAAATGTGAATAACTATAAAACTTTTCAGCAAGATGAATTTTATATCCTAATGGTTCTAATATAGTTTTTAACCATTGTCCACCAAGCAATGTACCTGAGTTACTAACTTGATATAATAAGTCTTTACCAAGACGCACAACATTAGGTGCATCAAATACAATCTCATTATTTTTAAGAGTAGGAATACTTAGGTCTTCAAGTTGATAAATGTCATCAAGTAGTTTTGGGCGAGGCGCACTAATCCATTGTGAACCGCCAGCCATTGCTTCGTATAAAAATTCTCTGTATGCTGTAGTTTCGTATTGTCTTGCTCTCATTGCACCCGGACAATCAATAATAACATTGTTAAGTGGCAATAATAAATCTCGTGGACAGTATGTGTACCAGCCTGTAGTTTTCCAATCTGGAGATCCAAATTCTACGCTGTGATCAATTGATTCAGGTCGTCTAACTTTAACTCCAAGGTTAGTTAAAAGTTTAGCAAGACCGTCAAGATCTTCATTTGCTTCGTCAATTACCCACTTAGGACTTGGTCCTTCTAAGTCTTTGATGTGTTCGTATTTGCAATCTGCAAAGCCAAAACTATGTGTTGATTTATCTACTGTTGGTATTCTTGCGTGGTCCGCAATACCTACAAAACATTCTTCTAATGGATCCCAGTCGTTGTGACTGCTTACTACTGTCATATTAATCTCCTTGGTTAGTAGTCATATTTAAATGCCTAACCTAAGATTTAGTGCCAGAAGTGGTTTGGTTTATCCGCCTGCGAAAACGTTAGGACTGCCAGCCGCTACACTTGTGCAACCTGATATAGCATCGCCGATTCTGCCTGTGCCTACGCTATTTGTGAATACTGTTGTTGATCCTACTGCTATTGGTGCAGAGTGTGATGGACAAGGTACACCCGGAAGTAAGTGCCCTGTGTTGTCGTCGCCCTGTCTTGAAACAGGAATGTTGTTAGCAAATACATTACCAGAGCCTACTGCCCGTGTCATTCCGCTACAGTGAGCAACGTCCGCATCACCTATTCTTGTTACTGCTGGCATATGATTTCTCCCTCTTTATTAATTCTTGTAACTTTGTGTTCCAAGATTCTATTTCCTTATGTTGTTCATCAGAGTGTGGTGGCTCTGGAACTTCTGGTGCAAACTTAATTATATGATCAAACTCGTTTGGTATAGAATCAAACTCTGTGTATGTTTCTAATTTACCGTCTGTCTTAATTACAAATTCATTTGCCATTAACTATGTCACCAATTAATTCGCTAATACAAACTCTGTTTAACTGACTGCCTCTGTTGTAATCTTTCCACTTATCGTCTCCGATTCCAAACATAATACAGTCTGTTGGTAACAAGTTTTTATCTTCAATTGCTTGGTTGTAAGCACTTGTATATTGTTGCCAATTCCAATCAACTGAAAACTTTTGTATCAGGCTATATGCAATACTTATGTCAATTCTGTTATTCATTTCTACTGAGTTAAACACATCAATACCGTCATCAGTGTCTATACGTTCGCAACGTACTCCTACACGTAAAAACTCAGCACCATAAAATGCTTTACTAATACTAAACGTAATAGTTTGTACACATTTCCATTGTGCTAAATCTACGTTAATATTTTTTGTACAAGGGTAATATGCAAAGTCAAGTAGCACAGGAATTTCTAAAGTATTACATTGGTCTAAGTAGTACTCCATGTCAACATGCTGTTTACCATGGTCGCTAAAAGGTACACTTATGATTAATACGTCATCATGATCAAGTGGTTCGTCTTCAATGTATTCCCAATCACAACCATGTTTCAAACATGCACTGTGATACATAAATTCGCCTCTGAAAAATCTAAAGCGTCTTGTTTTGTGTCTAAAATAAAAGTGATCAAATGCTTGTACAGTTCCACAAACTAACTTTTGACTTGGAAATAAATCAAGACCTGATAATGTATTGTTACCACTTGCACTAATCCAATCCATAAATGCTTTAGTAAATGTTGATGGTAATTCTTCATTATATAAATCACTTACAGGGTTAAGTCCTGTAATAAACTTCTTAATTGCATTATCTGTTACAGGTTTAGCGCCTCTTAAATTCATTCTTTACTCCAGTTACTTGCATTGTGTACTTAGGCGACATTCCACTATTAGAACTTAGATGTGGTTCATTTTTTTCGATAATAACAGCATCTCCACGTTTCCAATTTGTAATAGGAGTCTTGTTTATTTCAAAGTAATGTCCACTTTGCCAATCCTCAAGGAATATATTAACACGGATACACCCATCAGGGTGAACATTGTTATGCTTGGCAAACATGTAAAATGTATCAACATGTTCTGGTAAAACTTGTCCTGGTGCTTGTTGCATTAATGCTATTGTGCATCTATCAAACAACGTCTTACTAAAGTTTATAAAATTATAAGTTTCAGGAAATGCTTGTTTGTATTTTGTATTCTCTGCTGTGTAACCTGCAAGATGATATTTTTTATTTTGTGATTCAAAAGCAGTTGCTCTACCTTCATCAGTTACATTGTCTTTGTTTTCCCAAAGAACATTCTTATATGGTAGGTCGGGTATGTCTAATCTTATTTGGTCCATGGCTTATCGTAAGGTACCTTTTCTTTATCATCAAACCAGTACAGGCTTCTGTGTGGTGGGTGTTTATCATCATGTTTAGCATTACTAACATAATAAAACAAACGTAATGCTTTTCTACTTGTATTTTTTGGATTTGTCATTGGATCTGGATATCCGTGAAATGCAAAGTTATCATAACTCCATATAACAGCATTACCATTACCAACAGGAACTTTACTGTGTACAGTTTGTCTTTCTCTATCATAGAACTGTAACTGTCCGCCCCATTCTTCTTTCCAATCATCATTAAGATATATTACTAAACTTAACATACGATGCAATCGTATTTGCTCGTTCCAATTGAAATCACAGTGTACTTTTAAACTATCACCTGTTAGTGACTTTACATATCCTGCACCAATTAAGTGAGGATCAGGTATGAGGTCAACAGTATCAGTAACTTCTTGTAACCATTTAATAAATGTAGAACTGTGTAGTGCATCAATAACTGCATCTTGTACAGGCGTTTTTGTAACGTCATTATACTCGTACATACACGAACCTGCTCGTGTAAAATGTTTACAATCTTCAAGTGGAACATTGTCTAACTCTTTAGCCATTGCACTAACAATATGCTTAGGAACAAAATCCTCAAGTGTTAGTAAACTATAACTTGGATGACTACGATATGTCTTTTGTAATTCGTATGGGTCAGTGAAGTTTTCTATAATATGTTTAACAAGTTGTTGTTTCATTTTTTAACTAATTCAAAACCTTTTCTGTCTATTCCTAATTCTGCAATATAGATATCAACGTACTTGTTAATTACTTCATTAATTCTTTCTTCAGTTGCGATGTCTTTTTTAATCATAAACCCTGTCCACGAAGTTGCAGTTTTTAGCAAATACTCGTCATGTGTTTCGTACAACTTGGGTTCAAGTTTGTCATAACCATATTCTTCAGGTTTTTCTGCATCATGAAATATCATAACATCAGTTACACCTGTTAAACAATCAACTGTTGATTTTCTACAAGAAGCAAAGCCGTCTGTAAAAATTAAACTTGACTTGTATGGCATTATTTCTATTTCAGTTGCAAGTGATTGATAGTAATTGTCAATAGCACTTTTCTGTGATTCGTTAAGTTGGCTTGGTAAAATTTTAATGCTTTCAATACCAAGTGGAGCAATATCGTGATGTCTAAATTCACTCTTGCTTGTAATACCGTCTGCATTTTCTTTCTTAACTAAGTCTAACCAACCTTGTTCGCTTTCAACATGAATAATCTTTTGTGCAGGAAATTTAACAAATAAAGGTGTTGAATAACGTCCTACTCCTAATTCAAGTATTAGTTCGGGGTTAATTAATTCAACCATTGCTCTAACTACTGGTTGATGTGTGCTCCATCTATAATGGAAGTTTTTTCCGAATTTCTTTGCACTTTTAATTCTCATTGTTTCTCTCTACAGTATACACTTCTTTTACATTTGCAAAACTTTTGATCGAAGGTGTAATCAAAGGCTTTGATTTATTATTCTTCTTTACTTCTTTACGTGTTTGCCCAATTAACTCCATACTTGGCGTTACAAAAAACACTACATCAACATCTGGATAATATTCCAAACCTCTGTAATCAAAAAGCACAAACTTGTCAATATTATTTAAGTCCGCTACATCAATTCTTGTGTTTTCTTGGCCCTTAATAGGATCAAGTAGCAAGTCGTCTACAAGAGTAAACTTATGTTCTAACTGTTGTAAATGCTTTCTAATATAAGTTTTTCCTGAAAATGATTTTCCTACTACTGCAATTTTATCATATTTGCTATTAACAATAGCCTGTATAGCATCGTCAATCTTCATCTTTTCTCTTGTACATCTAAAGAAAGGCCTGCTTACAGGTGTGTTACCCATATATTTGATTTCTGTGAAGTCTGTATATTCAACAAGATTTTGCATATACTTGTTGTATGTTTGTTTACCATGCCCTTCAAAATACATAACTTTGTTAGTTTTGCGACATGCTTTGCTTAAAATTCCGTATCTATTTTCAAGTTCAATAGTATCAATAACTGCAAGAAACATAACAACATCAAAGTTGTCTATGCTTGTCCAAAGAAAATTACTGTCTAAATCATCTACAACAAATTGTACATTTTCAATATCTAATTGATCTTTAATTTGATTTGCATTGTTTACTGCATTAGCATCATATTCAATACCCATAACATTTTTTGCACCCCAAGTCGATGCTTGAAAACTCATCTGTCCCATGTTGCACCCTAAGTCAACTACAGTAGCATCTTTGAAATCGTCTGGATCATAGTAAGCAATTCTACTGTTAAGATCACGTTTACCTTTAATACCCAACTGTGGTATTTCATGATAGTCATCAAACCAATTATCTCTTTTTACTAAATTTTTATTTTTTTTGCTCACTCTTTGCTCCTAAATGCTGTGTTAAACTTTCTGAGTTTATGTTTATACCAATAGAGTAGAATGGGTGTAGTCGTGCCACTGGTACATTTGTTGATGATAGTTCTAATAACTTAGACCCAATTTGTTGATCAGCCGCTACAACATAACCGTGTTCAGCAACAAAGTCTAACAATTTTTGTGCGGCTTCTGGTTTAATAATGTAACTCCAAGCACCTCTAAAATAATTACCTACATACTTTAGAGTACGTTTACCTTTTGCATGTATGTTATGATATGGTCCTACTACAATATCTTCTTTCATGCTTTGTTCAACTGCGTTATTGTATGCACCACTGTAAGGATCATACTGATCTAATTTACATACGTGCTTAAATTTTGTAAGTATATCTTCTGGCAATGGTCTAATAAAGTATCCGTCGTGTTCAAGAATAAGATAAGGTGTATTACTTTCAACACATTCTTTCCATAGTCCGTAATGACTTAGAAAGCAACCAAGCACTCCTAAACGTCCTTTTTTAACTTTGCTTATAGATGTAATACCGTACTTTGCACAGGCAATGTTAAAGTCATTGCCGTTGACAGCATTGAACTGTTCTACTTTAATTCCAAACTTGTTTGCTTGTGCAACACACTCAGCGGCCATTTGTACACTGTGAGCGTTGTCCTGTAAACATATAATCTTTGCTTTATAATCCATTTGCTACCTGATAATTAAATGTTACTTCCCATGCAGTTCCATTTTCATATTCTTCTCTACTAAATTGACTGTGTGCAATATGTTCAAGCATAGGTGTTCTATCAAATCCAAACTGTCCTTGCCAATGTTCAACTGCACTTTGTCCTAATACTTCAATTGGTTTGCCTAAACACAATGCTTCAACAACTGCCATACTATGATACGTAATAACCTTTTTAGCCTTATGCATCATTGGTATTATTTCAGCAAACCTGTGTCTACGTTTACCTGTCTTCTCTCTTATTACTAATGGCACATCTAAATTTTGATAATGTGCAATAGTTTGTTCACGCCATTCGTCGTAATCTTGTCCTAAGTATTTAAAGATATTAGTGTTACGTGGCATCACTAATAGGTTGTACTCACCCTTGTCATTCCAATCTTGATAACGATCGTCTAATTCAAGTGTGTGTATTCTACTTTTTTTAATAGGTCCTGGTTTAGTGTTTTGTAGGGAATTATAACTAATACGATAATACATAGGGCGTTTGTAATTCCAATTGCCTATATAACCGTTATCTAAATGGAAGAAATTTAATTCTTTGTTGTTTTGTAATGCATCAAATACCCAATCGCAAAATGGGTGACTAAATGTTAAAATTCTATCTTGTTCGATTTGATCTTTTGATTCAATAATTTTTGTGTCAAAGTTATCAATAAGGTATGGAAATAATTGTCCGCGTAATTCAAGTGATCTTTTTGGAATTTGAAACTTGGGTTTAAATTGTTGCATCTTCCATACCAGCCACTCTTAACTTAACAATATTAGTAATTTGCCATTGCTTCTGGTCTAAGCCTTTAGTAATGCCTAACCATTTGTTACGCATTAATGCAAATTCGTTAATAATCTTTTCCATATCAACTACATCTGCTTCACCGTCAACATACTTTTCACAGTCCCTACTGCTTAATGATCGTTGATAATTTTCAAGATACTTCTTAAAAAATGTGCTACGTAATCTGCGTAGTTCTATATTAAGATATTCTAAAATTGCTTCAAGTTCTTGTAACTGATTGAAACGTTGTTCGACAAGGCCGGGCATCTCTGCCGCGGCCTTCTCAAGACTTCCGAAAATACGGATCTCTTTTTTTGCCTGTAATAACTGATCGTTATAATAATCTAACGCCTCAGGTATTTTACTAATATCTTTTGATATTTGGCTATACCACATGTTTAATCCCAATCGTCATCGTCCGCAGTCAACTCATCATCAATATCAAGATAATAATTAATTGCCGCATCAAGATGATCATCAGTACCTAAAGATTCTTTTAATTGGTCATCACCTACACCATAATCAGCAAGTAAATCAACAAACCTTTCGGCTAATGTTTCTACTTGTTTTTTATCTGTATGCTCTTTAAAAAGATTCCAGGTGTCTACGATTTGTGAACTATCCATACTCATATAATTTATTCCTCTGTGACTGTTTCGGTTGCTTCTGGAATTTCTTCCTCTTCAGTTGTAATTACCTCATCGGATACTTCACTGAACTCCATCATGACTCTGTCAAGTAATGGACCACCTGCTTCCCATGCCTTACGATATTCCTTAACTTCTTCTCCGTGTTTAGAATCGAATCTAAGTCTATTACCGTCTTTCTTTAGCATGTTCTTTTTCTCAAACAAATCAACAAGACCACTATATGGGTTCATACCTGTTTCGTATGGGATTTTAACTTGTACACCTTCGAACGGTTTTGCATAACGAGTTTTCATTACTTTACAACCTGCTCTAATACCACGTACTTCGCTAATTTTATTACCATCTGCGTCTTCTTTCAGTTTCAATTTTTTCATTGCAACTACAATTGAAGATGCATAGATAAAGCCTTGTCCACCTGATATCTTATCATCAGGGTCAAACATATCTTGCGATGCGTATGTGTGGTTAGTACATACAAGTCCTACATTATGCGAACCAATCATGTTAACAGTGTTACGTACAAGTGATGTAAGTGCCTTAGGTTTTCTACCCATGTCACCTTTCATATCACCCTTGTTAAACTGATCAACATCTGTTGGTGTTAGTAACATACCTAAACTGTCAACTACAAACATTACTTTAGGACGTTCTGCATCGTCCATTGCTTTATAGTCAATCATAAACGTACTAATAGTTTTAGCAACGTCATCAATCATACTCATGTTAAGTTTAAGTAGTTTATCTTCGCTGGTATCTACATCAAGTGCTTGTAACCAAGTTTCATCAAGTGCGTTCTCACTGTCAATTAGTACAACAAAGATACCTTGATCTTGTGCCGCCTTTACAATGTTACCTGCACAGATATATGATTTACCTGCTCCTGATTCTCCTGCAAATACAGTTACCTTACCTAATGGAACGCCTTTATGAAAGTCGCCACTAATAAGATAGTTAAGGGCATAGTTTCCTGTACTAATCCAATCCGTAGGGTCATTAAAACCACTACTCATGCCTGTGATCGATTTAGTCAAGTTTTTACGAAACTTGGAAACGTCAAATGCTTTATTAGCCATAGTATCTCCTTATTCAGATTATTGTGAAGGGCCACAAGGACCCCTCACTATAAAGCCGTATTAGTTTTGACGTGAACGGATCATTGCTAAAATGTCTTCCGCACTATTGTCTTTTGCTGGTTCAGCCACTGGTGCCGCCGCAGTTGCTTCTACTACTGGAGCAGTTGCTACTGGTTCCGCCACTGGAGCCGCTACTGGTGCAGTTGGTGCACTCTGACTTACAGCAGTTGCACTTGCACTTGCCGCCTTAGTCGGATCACCTGTTCTTGCCTGCATTCCCGCTGGACGGAAATACTGACCAAACTTTTCTGCATCATATGCTTCACCATCTACAGATGCTTGGAACATTTCTTGCATTACTTTAACCTCAACCTCTGAAGGCTTCTTAGGTAAAAAGTCTGACAAGTTGTACAAGCCATTCTTCTCAACTGCCGCAGTTTCAATATCAGTTAATGGACGATCTCTACGTGCCCAATTTGATGTTGAATAGTCTGCATAACCACCTTTAGAAGTTTTGATAATTCTAAAGTCTACACCTGCTGTGTAATCAGTTGGAAGTTCTTCCATATCTGGATCCATCAACGCACTTTTAATAAGTTGAAAAATCTGTGGACCAATAATAAAACGTCTGATTGGATTTTCAGGAGTACCATCTTCTGTTAGTCCGTTTTCGGTTACAAAGCCTTGGAATACGTATGAACGCTTTTTCCAATACTTACGACCCATATCTTCTAAAGTAGGATCTTTAAACCAACCTCGAACTTCGTTTAAGATTGCACATGACTCGCCGTACATTTCCATACATGGAATTTGTACTTGTACTGGACGTGAGTCTGTTTCGCCTTTGATACCTGCGAAAGGTAGTTTGATCATCAAACGCTCTTTCCAAAAGAAAGTGTTTGTGTCATCCATATCTGGAAGAAAACGTACAGTAGATTGTTCGCCTTCCTTTAAATTCCAAAATGGGTAAATTGCGTTGTCGCCGCCGCTTTTTGAACCACCGCTTGTGCGTGATTCTTGCTCTTTAAGTTTAGCTCTTATTTCTGCTAATGTTGCCATTGTTGCCTCCTATATATGCCTTTGGCTGTTTTAAGTTGTATTGCCTTGATTGTGCAGTACAGTTACTATAATACACAAACTTACTTATAAAGTCAAGTGAAACTTTGTCAAAAAAGTGACTTAGCCGTCCAAACCTGCTAAATGTTTAATTCTTTCCATCTCTGGATCCTGATTAGTAACTAATCCTTTCATGATCAGTGCCGCCGGTGCAAGTGATTGCTCTCCGTACTTTTTCTCACATGATGTAAGAACTGCTGTTTCACCTTTTGGAAAAGCGTTAGTTGTATAATCAAAATGTCCTTTAATGAATTCGTCTAATTCAAGTTCTTTCTTCTCACCTTTTTCTTCTGCGTCCCCGTCTGCTTTGCTAATTGAACCATCAGGTCCAATCTTAACATCCATAGTGTCGTCATCATCAGCGTCACCGCCCATCATGTCGTCCATGTCGCCTTCGGGTTCTTTCTCGGCCATCAGTTCATCTGCTGACCAAAAATCTTCTAATCTAAGTCCTGCCATTGCAATAGCATCTTCGAGTGTGTGTTCTTCACCGTCTGGTGTTTTGAACTTATCACCTTTTTTCATACCAGCCGCTTTTGCTTTTTGTACTGCTTGTGCAAATGCATTGCCTTCAAACTGTACTGACTCGTCTTTAATTAATTCTTTTTGATGCTTTTCAAGTTCTTCGATAGAATCAAACGTACCTGTTTCTTTACCATCTTTGTAAGAAATAAACTTACCGCCTGTGTGTTTTGCCGCAAGTCCGTATTTGTTCATACCCATGTCTGAAACTTCTGAAGTTGGACCTTGCTCATGTTTTGCGTTTGCTACAACATCATTTAAATGATTTTCAAAATCACTGTCCATATTCATGCCTTCATCTTCAACACCATTATATTCGTCAAAGAATTCTGCATCGCCATGCTTTTCAATAAACTCTTCTCTGCTCATGCTTTCAGCATCATCTTCTAATGCTCTTTTAACTGCACCTTCTACTTGAACACCTTCTTTAGTAGTTTTATCATTGTAACGTGGATCACCGTCTTTCATTCTTTTGTAAGCAGGCGAATTTAATTTCTTGTCTGCATCAGTAACGTCCATTTTGTCTGTGCCGTTATCTTGTTTTTCTTTTTCGTCTTCAACAAATAAATCATCTGGACCTAATTCAATTGATTTAGTTCCTTCTTTAACAAGACTGTAAATGTAAGGAAATACACCTTTCAAATCTTCGTTAAACTGACGAATAGTTAATTCATCAATCCAGTTACTTGCTATGTCTTCTGGTACTTCTTCCATTACTGTTTCTTGGAAGTTTTCCATTGCTTCTTTGTAGTAAGCATTTCTTTGTAACTTATGTACAGTTTCTTTTACAGTGTCAATTCTGTTATTAACAATGTCCATGTAACCAGCAAGACCCTCTGCCATTACACTTGATCTGTTCATGTAAGTTTTGAAAGTACGTAATTTAGAAAGTTCTTCGCTGAGTGAAACGATATGTTTTCCAAATGAATCGTACTGATTTCCGCCTTCGCTTACATGTTGTGCCATTGCTCTTGCACCGTTTAGATGTTTGAATGGATACTTGTATCTTTCTCCATCACCACTTTCAACATATATGCTATGAATTCTTTGTGTTCTTCCTGCAGGATTTTCAAAATCAACTGCCTCATTATGTTTAACAATGATCTTTGCATTGCCAACGTCTTGGAAACTTGTTTTAGAAGTTCCGTATAGTTTCGATTCACTCATTTGGTTTTCTCCGGGTCTATTTTTTTGCGAAAGGTAATCGTAATCTCTCTTGTCTAAGTTAGTTTTTGTTATATCTCTTGTATCAAAATTTAACATTCTCTTTTTAGCAAACTGTCTTAGTTCTTTCATAAAGCCGTACCAGTTGTTTTTTACTGATTCTGTAGCATCTGTGATTAAATCGTTGTTATAAAGTATAACTAATTCTTTCTCATCAATGGTTACATTAACTTTTTTACCGTTGCTAAAGTCAAAATCAAAGAAACGTGCCTTTTCAGGTACATTTGTAATAGTACTTTCTTCGTCACCAATAGTAATCTTTGGGTAACGACCTCTAATCTTGTTAAACAGTTCTTCTGCAATTTTGTCCAAGTTTATCATATTAATATTTATCCTAATACACTCCAGTTACGAATATCGGCATAGGAGCCTCGTATTCCTGGTCTGTGTCTAATTGTCTGAACGTATTGTATACTCGTGGATCCCAATCCTTGAGTACTTCCATCATACGTATGTTCAATAGTACTGCACTTACAAGATCGTCTGTTTCGCCAGGCTTTGCTTTATAACTTGTTCCTGATGCTACAAACCCTTTCATCTCTGATATCAATGCTTTACTGTTTATCTGCATTTTGTCATTCTCGACCATAGTCTTGAACTTTGAACAAGCACTAATTTTACTTCTATGTGTAGTGTTAAATCCTTTACGGAACTTTCTAATATGTCCTTTACGTATTGGTTCACTTACAAATAGTCCTGGTATATTCTCTTCCCCTACGTCACCAATAACTAATAACGCCGCTTCACCAATAGTATTATTTTCAATACTCCAATAGATGTTGTTTGCACCCGGGGCTTTACATTCAGCATTAATGTAATCGCATATATCTTTTAAAACTCTAATTTGTCCTGGAATGGGTGTAGTATTATGTCTCCACTCTGCAACTTGTTTATAACTTGGTAATTCAAATACTTCAATAGCGGCATAGTCTCCACCAGTACCCATACTTGGATCTAAACTAATACAATATGTTTGATCACGTTCAAGTTTTTTATACCAACGTGTTTGGCCTATATTCTCAATTGGCTCTATACCAGGCATGCCTGCTAACTTAATACTATTAATAAGTGTTTCGTCAAATACTAAGAATTCACAACCATACTCACGTCTAAATCTTTCTTCACCAATACGACCAATTTCTGTTTTCTTCCATTCTTCGTCTCTGTCTGGGTGTTCTTCCCACTTGACAGTAAACCCATGAAATCCATTTATACCTACTTCACTTTCATTACCATGTTCGTCAAATTTGTTTTGACTTTCTTTCCATATAGTAGCAAAAGTATCTTCGTCTGAGTTAGGCGTACTTGTAAGAATAGCACGACCACCTGTTGCAAGTGTAGGAGATATTGAAGTCCAAAATTCATCTGCAATAGTAGGTTGCACAAACGCAAACTCATCACAGTATAATAATGATATGGACATACCACGTCCTGTGTTTCCTGTTGTAGTAGCACTTACAATTCTACTTCCGTTTTCAAATTCAATTGAACCTTTGTTGTAGTTTGTAACACCTGCTCTAATATGATCAGGACACATTTCGTAAACGTATCTAATACGTTGCATAATTTCTTGGGCACCTGTATATTTGTGTGCCGCAATAAGAATAGTTTGGTCTGGATGAAACATTGCGTACCAGGCAAGGTACACAGCCGCACAAGTTGTCTTACCTGTTTGTCTTGGTAACATGTTTACGTTAAAACGATGATTGTGATAACTTTGCATCAATCCTACTTGGTACTTGTAAGGATCAAACAACAACTTTCCTTTTACAGGATGTTGAATGTATGCAAAGTTACTTGCAAAGTGTAAGTAACCCTTGTCCTTATCAGTACAAAGCATCAGATCATTGATCTGTTCATTTGTATATGCATCTCTTGTATTAGCCTTTTTGGTTAATACGCCATCTAAACTTTTATTTGCCATTGTATAGTATTTACTCAAAAAAATAGGACCCGAAGGTCCTATTTGAGTCTTACTTGAGTAAAAGTAATTTTATATTATATTATGTGGCTACTAATGTTGCCGCTTGAGTAACTAATGTACCGCTTACATCAATGTTGTTAGGTCCAACTGCTGTTACTGTGCTTGTTGGATAGTTTGCCGCTGTACCAATTGTTCTAATACGTGCTTGTAAGCCTGCCGCTCCATCAAATGTATCACATACTACAGTCAGTGTACCACTGTTGTCGTTCGTAGTATGATAAATTAAAGGATTAATTTCTTTGCAAATTGCTTCTACTACTTCGTCAATAGCATCGTCTTCTGCTCTTAG